CGACTGGAAGAACACGGGCGACAATTCATACGACGGAGAGAAACTTAAACTCCTCGTCCACGACGAATCAGGCAAATGGGAGAGGCCGGACAACATCCTCAACAACTGGCGTGTTACGAAGACGTGCCTCAGGCTCGGAGCAAGAATAGTTGGTAAATGCATGATGGGTTCAACCTCTAATGCAATTAAAAAAGGTGGCGGGAATTTTAAAAAACTATATTATGATTCAGACGTCAACAAGCGAAACCGCAATGGGCAGACTGCTAGTGGATTATATTCTTTGTTCATACCTATGGAATGGAACTACGAAGGATTCATTGATAAATATGGACTTCCTGTCTTCGATAATCCTGAAAAGCCAATTGAAGGAATCGACGGGGAACTTATCTATTCTGGAGTTATCGAGCATTGGGAGAATGAAGCAGATGGACTTAGAGATAACAACGACGGATTAAATGAATACTACAGACAGTTCCCAAGAACAGAGAAACATGCTTTTAGAGATGAAATAGCAAAGTCTTTATTTAATCTTAATAAGATATATGAGCAAACTGATTTCAACGAAGACTTAAACAAAGAGGGTTATGTAACTACCGGTTCGTTTAATTGGAAGAATGGAGTTAAAGATTCTGAAGTACAATTCTCTCCAAATAAAAATGGTAGATTTAGACTATCTTGGATACCTCCAGTAGGTATGCAAAATAATATTATTGTTAAAAATGGAATAAAATACCCTGGCAATAAAGACATGGGTGCTTTTGGTTGTGATAGTTATGACATTAGCGGTACTACCGATGGTAGTGGTTCAAATGGGGCACTACACGGGTTGACAGCATATAGTATGCTTGCTGAGGTCCCCTCGAGTCAATTCTTTTTAGAATATGTCGCAAGACCACAAACTGCAGAAATATTTTTTGAAGACGTGCTTATGGCTATGATATTTTATGGTATGCCAATATTAGCAGAAAACAACAAACCAAGATTATTATATCATATTAAAAGAAGAGGTTACCGAGGATATTCCATGAATAGACCTGACAAATCTCAAAACAAATTATCAGTAACTGAAAAAGAATTAGGTGGTATACCTAACTCTTCAGAGGATATAAAACAAGCACACGCTGCAGCAATAGAAAGCTACATAGAAGATCATGTAGGCTTAAAGGCTGATGGTAACTATGGCAAAATGTATTTTCAAAGAACACTTGAGGATTGGGCTGGGTTTGATATAAACAATAGAACAAAGTTTGATGCATCTATAAGTTCAGGTTTAGCTATAATGGCTTGCCAAAGACACTTGTATGCATCTAAGTCTAAACGAGAAGTTAAGAAGATTGATTTTGGCTTTTCAAAATATAGTAATAACGGAACAAATAGTAAAATACTAAAATAACATGGCAGAAGCTAAAGTATCTACCCAATTCCCCAGCCAGACTGTGAAGGACTCTATAAAAAAGAGTAAAGAATACGGACTGGAAGTGGCGAGAGGTATACAAAACGAATGGTTCAAGAGAAACTCTGGATCTGGTCGTTTTGTACAGAACCAGAAGGAATTCCACAAATTAAGGCTTTATGCTAGAGGTGAGCAATCAATTCAAAAATACAAAGACGAATTTTCAGTTAATGGAGACTTGTCTTATTTGAACTTAGATTGGAAGCCTGTGCCTATTATACCTAAATTTGTTGATATTGTAGTTAACGGTATGCAAGATAGACTTTTTACTATAAAAGCTTTTGCTCAAGATCCTACATCTATAGAAGAAAGAACAAAATTTGTTGAAGGTATACAAGAAGATATATCTGCGAAAGCATATATAGATCAAGTTAAATCAGAACTAAATATTGATATACGTAACAACACATCTAAAGAAACTCCTAAAACTACAGAGGAGTTAGAGTTGTACATGCAAATAGGATATAAGCAGAGCATTGAAATAGCACAGGAGCAAGCTATAGATAATGTGTTTAAACGTAATAAATATCAAGAAACTAAAAAACGCTTAGACTACGATCAAACTGTATTAGGTATATCCTGTGCAAAGCATGGTTTTAACAATACTGATGGAATTGCTATTGAGTATGTTGACCCAGCTAATTTGATATATTCTTACACAGATGATCCTAACTTTGAAGATGTTTATTACTTTGGAGAAATTAAGCAAATAAAAGCGAATGAGCTAAAGAAAAAGTTTCCTGGGTTATCAGAACAGGAGTTTGAAGATGCTGTAACAAAATCTGGTGATTATAATGCTTTAGATTACACGGTTGACAATAGCTCTGAAAAAGATTCTAATACCCTATCTGTTATGTACTTCAATTGGAAGTCATGGGAAAATAGTGTTTACAAAATAAAAGAAACCTCAACCGGCGCAAGCAAGGCTATTAAGAAAGATGATACTTTCGACCCGCCTAAGGATCAAAGAAATAGATTCGAAAAAGTTGCTCAAGCTAGAGAAGTAATATATGAAGGTGTTATGGTGTTAGGTAGCGGACAGCTACTTAAGTGGGAAAAAGCGTCTAATATGGTTAGACCAGATTCAAATGTTAATAAGGTAATGATGGATTATGTTGTTAGTGCACCTAGATTATATAAAGGTCGTATTGAAAGCTTAGTCAGCAGAATGGTTACTTATGCAGATTTAATTCAGTTAACCCATTTAAAATTACAACAAGTAATACAAAGAATGACCCCATCAGGTGTCTACCTTGACGCAGATGGTTTATCTGAAATAGATTTAGGAAATGGTACTAACTATAGTCCTCAAGAAGCATTAAATTTATACTTCCAAACAGGTTCTATTATTGGTAGGTCAATGACTGTGGATGGCGAGATGAATAGTGGTAAAGTACCTATACAAGAATTACCAGGTGGTGGAGGACAACAATCACAGATGCTTATTCAAGCTTATAACTACTATCTTAACATGATTCGTGATGTTACTGGGTTAAATGAAGCTCGAGATGGATCTGATCCAGACCCATACGCTTTAGTTGGGGTTCAAAAATTAGCTGCTGCCAATTCAAACACTGCAACAAGACATATATTACAAAGTTCTTTATTTATAACAGCTACAATAGCTGAAGCAATATCTATAAGAATAAAAGATGTTTTAGAATATCATCCACAAAGGGATTTAATGATCGCTAGTATTGGTAGGTTTAGTGTTGGAGCGTTGAAGGAAATTCAGAACCTACATATACACGATTTTGGAATTTTCTTAGAACTAGATCCTGATGAAGATGAAAAGCAATTAGTGGAAAATAATATCCAAGTAGCTTTATCAAAAGATCAGATATTCTTAGAAGATGCAATTGACATTAGACAAATAAAAAATATAAAATTAGCTAATCAGCTTTTAAAATACAGAAGAAATAAAAAGCAAGTTTCAGATCAAGAAAGAGCCCAAGCTAATATAGCTGCTCAGTCAGAAGCTAATGGTAAAGCAGCTCAAGCTGCGGAGATGGCAAAAGCTCAAGGGGAACAAATTAAAACCCAATCTAAAATGCAACTTAATGAGGCGCAATCTAACTTTGATATTAAAAAGATGGAAGTTGAAGCCCAAACTAAGAAAGAGCTTATGCAATATGAGTTTGACTTAAATGTTAAACTTAAGAAAATGGAATTGGACGCTAAGAAAGATTTAGCTAGAATGAATAACGAACAAATTACAGAAACAGACATAACTAAACAAGTTACAAACCCAACTCCAAAAAAATCTTTTGAGTCTAAGGGTAATGACGTTTTAAGTGGTGGATTTGATACAAGTATATTTAATCCAAGATAAATTATTATTAACTATTATATATTATTAAATTATGAGTGAATGGAAAATTAAAGGTGTTGTAGAAGATACAGAACAAAAATCTTCACAACAAGAGGAACAAGCAGTATTAGATCAAGCGGTTGAAAAAGGAACAATAACACCTGAGTCAGCCGGACAGGAAGAGGAAATTCCTAAAATAAATCTAAACGAACCTGTACCAGAAGCAGAGCCTCAACAAGAAAGTGCTGTAGAAGAGGTAATAGAAGAAAAACCTACTGTTGAAACTGATGAATTTGTTTCAGATTCTCCTTTAGAATTAATTACAGAGGAAATAGAGTCTGAAGAACTCGAAGCTGTTACTGAAACGGTACAAGAAGAGCAATTACCTCAAGTGACTTTACCTGAAAACGTAGATAAACTAGTAAAGTTTATGGAAGAAACAGGGGGGTCTGTTGAAGACTACGTTAACCTTAATAAAGATGTTGATTCCATGAAGGAAGGAGACATGCTAAGGGAGTACTATAAACAATCAAAACCTTGGGACACTACAGAAATAGAAGAATATCTTGAAGATAACTTTGCTATTGATGAAGACGTTGACGAACCAAGAGAAGTACGCGCTAAGAAAAGAGCGTTTAAAGAAGAATTATTTAATGCAAAGCGGTTTCTAGAAAACAATAAACAGAAATATTATGCCGACCTCAAGTTGAGAAAGCAACAAGATATTCCAGTTGAGTACAAAGAAGCTACAGAGTATTACAATAACTATAAAAGTGAAATAGAACAAACTGAGCAAGCTGCCAAAACATTCTTAAAAAAGACAGATGAAGTTTTTAATTCTAATTTTAAAGGTTTTGATTTCCAAGTTGGGGACAATAAATACCGATTAAAAGTTAGTAATCAAGAAACAACCAAGACAGAGCAATCTGATCTTAACAATTTTCTAAAACCTTTTTTAAATGATAATGGAGAAATGCAAGACGCTACTGGTTACCATAAAGCTTTATTCACTGCTAGAAATGCAGATAAGCTTGCTGAACATTTTTATGAGCAAGGCCGTGCCGATGCTCTACGCAATTCCGCTAAGGAAGCTAAAAATATCAATATGGACCCACGCCAACAAGGTGTGGTGAAGACTAGTGCAGGTCAAAAATTTAAGGTTGTATCGGGTGATTCTAGTTCTAAATTAAAAATGAAACTTAGGAAATAAGTTTTAAAACAAATTAAAAAAATACAACTATGGCTTTAACAGGCGGAATTCAAAATTTAATGCCTTCGGCAACGAAAGGATCATTATTCCAAAACAACTACATTACAGACTTTGATTTTACAAAGCAATTTTTACCAGACGTATACGAAAAAGAAGCTGAGATTTACGGGAACCGTTCTATCTCTTCTTTCTTACGTATGGTGTCTGCTGAAATGCCATCTACTTCTGACGAAATTCGTTGGGTAGAACAAGGGCGTTTACACACACGTTATGACAACGTTACAATTTCAACTAATGAATTTACAGTAACATTTAGCCCTAACCCTGATGGAGGCGCTCATGCAGCTTCACTTGCTCCAAACCTTAGAGTTGGACAAACTATTATGGTTCAAGGATTAACTTCTGGAGGTGCTCACACAGGACCTGTTGCAAAAGGGGTTGTTACAAGCGCAGGTGTTGCTGCTGCAGGTGATACAGGAAAATTTGATGCTGTATGTTATAGCGCTGCTAACTGGGCTGCTGTTACTGGAGCTGCATCTTATGCTAAAGCAACTGTTTTAGTTTACGGTTCTGAATTTGCAAAAGGATCAGCTGGTATGGCTGGATCTGTTGATGCAGATTACTCTTCTTACACTAACAAACCTATCATCTTAAAAGACAACTACGCTATCAGCGGTTCTGACACAGCTCAAATCGGATGGATTGAAGTTGAAGGTGATGGTGGTAAATCAGGATACTTATGGTACTTAAAGTCTGAGCACGAAACTCGTCAAAGATTTGAAGATTACCTAGAGATGTCTATGGTTGAATCTGTTAAAAAAGCGGCTGCTTCTACTTTAGGTGCTGGCTATTCTGGATCTGAAGGTTTCTTCGCTGCTCTTGAAGCACGTGGGAATGTTTACACTGATCTTGCTACTGACCTTAAGGGTGGTGGAACTCCAACATTAGCTGGATTCGACGTTGTTCTTAAGCAATTAGACAAGAATGGTGCAATTGAAGAAAACATGATCTACTCTAACAGAGATCTTTCTTTAGCAATTGATGATTCTTTAGCTGCTCAAAATTCTTACGGAGCTGGTGGTACTTCTTATGGGGTATTCAACAATGAAGAAGATATGGCAATCAACTTAGGCTTCACAGGTTTCCGTAGAGGATCTTACGATTTCTACAAAACTGACTGGAAATACCTAAACGATCATGCTACAAGAGGTGGTTTCGGAGATGTTGAAGGAGCTATAATTCCTGCAGGAACGTCTACAGTATATGATCAAGACCTTGGTAAAAACATCAAGCGTCCATTCTTACACGTACGTTACCGTTCTTCTGAGACTGATGATAGAAAACTAAAAACTTGGTTAACTGGATCTGTTGGTGGTGCTTACACTTCTGACGTTGACGAAATGCGAGTTAACTTTTTATCTGAAAGAGCTCTTATTACACAAGGAGCAAACAACTTCTTCTTATTGAAGTAGTAGATTAATTAATATAGCCTCCGCTTTGGCGGGGGTTATTTTATCTTATTAAATTATATTATGAAAAACTGGGAAATTAAAGATAGATCTTATATCTTAAGAAATGGTGCATCACCATTAACACATAAAATTAGAAGTGCAAATATATTGTACTTTAATGAAAAGACTGGCGTAAACAGAGAAATTAGATACGCTAAAAATCAAAAATCATTATTTGTAGATGAACAAGATTCATTTGCACAGCTTGAGCATGTTATATTCCAAGACGGGACTTTATTTGTTCCAAGAAATAATCCTCTATTACAGCAATTACTATCTTTATACCATCCGGGTAGAGTAGATGTTTTTGAAGAAGTAGATCAAATGCAAGAAGCTGTAGACGATATTGATGTTATAGAATTAGAATTAGAAGCATTGAAATTGGTACAAGATTTAGATATTGAGCACTTAGAGGCTATACTAAGAACTGAATTAGGGTCTGAAGTTACTAAAATGTCTTCCAAAGAAATAAAAAGAGATTGTTATCTATTTGCTAGAAACAACCCTGCACTATTCCTTGAACTAGCTAATGATGAAGATATAAAACTTCGTAACTTAGCTAATAGAGCTGTAGAGGCAAATATTGTTTCTTTAACTGATGATAATACAACATTCAAATGGGCATCAAGTGGTAAAAAGTTATTAACTGTACCATTTGAAGAACATCCTTATGGGGCATTCGCTAGATTCTTAAAAACAGATGACGGGGTGACCATTATGAAAGCAATTACTAAAAAGCTTTCGTAAAAAACACTAGGTTATGGTTATTCGTTTAACCATAACCAACTAATAAATAAACGATATAAATGGTAAGTATAGACAATGTTTACAAAACAGTATTAACAATACTAAACAAAGAAAAACGCGGGTATGTAACACCTAGAGAGTTTAACGACTATGCTAGACAAGCCCAGCTTGAAATATTTGAATCCTATTTTTCTGGAGTTAATAGATCTTTGTCTAACAACTCAGATTACTCTGATACTAAGAGAAATGTTGAAGAAAAGATTTCTTTTTTAGAAAATGAGGCAACTATAGCAACAGGCTCTTTTACTAACGCCTCAGGGGTAACAACAAGCGACTATTTTGCATATCCTAGTGATTTTTACCGTTTAAGTGTAGTTTCTGCAATAGAACTCGCAGATGATGCAGTAGCAGCAATCCCAGCTCAAACCGCTGTGAATCCAACCCCAGCTTTTGAGTTTCAAGGTTTTACGGCATCCTCCAGTTACTGGGATGGTACTACGGCGGCTGGTGGAGATCTATCAACAAGCACTATTGATCTTAGTTCAGATCCTTTTGGTAATGGAGCTGGTTTAATAGCAGGTTTTTCGGTAGGTTCAGTTGGTAGCACAGCTTTTAGAACTAAATATCCATTACTCCCCACGCAAGCCACCGGTAATGATGTAACAACTTTTGGATCAAATGTTCAAACTTTTGTTTTTGAATGGAGCAACGGGGCTACTATAACTTTTACACAAACAGGTGTAATAAATATTAACCAAAGTGTTGGAATTGATAGTTTTAGGCTTTATCTTGGGAAAACTACTGCTCCGAGTGTTGGTGGTGGAACTTATTTTGGAACTGAACTGCAGTACGTTTCTGGCTCAGGAACAATAACAGCTGGAGATAACTTAATAATTGTAGACTCTATACCGGCTATACCGGCTACAACTAGTGGGCACCAATTTATTGAAGAAATATCAAATAAAAAATTCTTATTTGTAAATAAATCTCCTTTTACAAAACCTTCGATAACAAGCCCGGTATACCTAACGCATGAAAATGGATTAGTAATCAAACCAACAGGTATACCTAATGTAAGTGTTAGTTACGTTAGAAAACCATCTGAGCCTCAATGGGTAGGTGGTACTGCTAATGGACAGATTATAGTAAATACTTCTGGTGTTGGATTTAAAAACTTTGAGTTACATCCTTCAGAAGAAACTGAATTAGTAGCTAAAATACTTACTTTTGCTGGAGTTACATTAAGAGCGCCTGACTTAGTACAAGCTACGGCACAGAAAGAATCACAAATAATACAATCTGAACAATAATGGCAGAATTAAAAACAAAATATAGCGAACAAAACTATTACGCGAAGTTTGAAAACGACGCAGCTAATATACCCACAGATTTTAAAGGTTTGGGGTATTACAGCCGTACAAGTGTAGCTGACATAGTAAACTCTTTTATTATCGCTTATATAGGTGAAGATAAAGCGTTAACCAAAGTTCCTAAATTTGAAATTGAATTTTGGGCACAAAGGGGGTTACAAGAGTTTAGTTATGATACACTACATTCAGAAAAAGCTATTGAAATTGAATTAGGTGATGCGGGTCAAGTTGCGTTACCTCAGGACTATGTAAATTGTTCTAAGATAACCGTGACAACTGCAGATGGGGTACAAAAGCTTTTACTTCCATATACTAAAACAGGTAACCCAACAGCACCTTCACAAGACTCAGCTGGGGATTTTATTTATGATAGTGCTGGTAAAGCTAATTTAGCAGATAGTTCTGTAACTATAGCTAGGTATCAAGCGGCTAGAGCTGACAGCATAAACGCATCAGATTATTACAATAGTAATTACAACGAAGAAAATTTTACTTACTATAATAATAGATTTGGACTTAATCCAGCTGATAGCAGTACTGTAGGAACATATTTTATAGATACAGTTAGTGGGGTTATTTTCTTTGATAGCTCTGTTAAAGGCGTTACAGACAGTGTGGTTACACTTCACTATATATCTGATGGTTTAGCAGCTAGTGACGACTTAAACCTCATATACGTGCCTAAACTAGCCGAGGATGCTATGTACGCATATATACTTTATAATTTAGCAAAAGTAAGACCTTCAGTGGGGCAAATGATTTCTTTATACAAAAAAGAAGCAAGTGCTAAGCTAAGAAATACTAAGATTAGACTTAGTAATTACAAGTCAGAAGAAATGGCTCAAGTGCTAAGAGGAAAATCTAAATGGATTAAGCACTAAAAAAATATACTTTTTATGAGTTTTATGCAATATATATTATATAAAAATAACATATATTCAGCAATATCTCATTTTAATCACAAATAACTCAAATGGCAGAAAGTAAAAGAACAGGGATCAAGGGATCTATGAATAAAGATCTTGACGATAGACTAGTACCCGAAGGGTTTTTTAGAGACGCTTTAAATGTAAGTGTTGGACACTCGGAGGGCTCTGACGTAGGGGCTATTGAAAATGTGAGAGGTAATGCGGTTCCAATTGCTCAAACTAGTATAACAGGTACAGTAATAGGATCTACAGTTGATGACGAAACAGGTAATATATACTGGTTTGTTGTTTCTGCAAATCAAGATGCAATATACGAATATAATGCTACCACAAATGCAGTCTCTACTGTATTGATAGATAGCAGAGCCTTCACGGGGGATGGCGACGACGGAGGCGATGGTGGCGGTGGCGGTGGTGTTGAAACATGGACTGTAACTGGAACAATAAATGGTACAGAAGTAGCACAACCTACTGTAGGCGGATACGAACAATACTCAATTGATATAAGCACTGTTGCAACATCTACAAGCAGCACAGGAAGTATAAGAAGTGTTAATACTTTTTTATACGAAGAAATAGATAGTGCTGGTGCTGGTGGTGCTGCATTAGCCTCTCAGCCAACAGGTTTTGGGTCATCATCTAGTTCTTCAGTTATCTCTACTCCTAACTCTAACAGACCAGCTAGTGCAGCTAATAGATATTTCAGAGTAACATTGACAGATAGTGGAATACCTGCATCTACAGCAATTTTATATGTTACCGTTGCAATTTCTGCACAAACAGTTGCTCTTGACGTGTCATTTTCATTACCATCAAGCTTCACTAGTGGAGACACTATAACATTAAACTCAACACCAATTGGAGGAGTTCCAGGCTATACTTATGCTTGGAGTGGACCTAATGGGTTTTCATCAACCTCTCAGAACACTTCGGTATCAAATGCGAGTTCTGCTAACGCAGGAACATATACAATATCAGTAACTGATTCAAACTCAAATAGTACATCCCAATCCAGAACTAACTCAATGACATCTTTTGGTTACCCTTCAGTTACAACAGTAATTGTTAGTCAATCTGGTAACCAAGGAGAATTAACAATGAACGGTTTCGTAAATAACGGAGGCGCTAACGGTGGAGTTGTTACAGCCAGAGGATTCTATTATTTAAAAAATATAACAGGTACAACTTACGCTGCATCAACAGTTATTGCAAATGGAACTAAGAATACACAACCAAGCGGTACCGGAAACGGGGCATATTCTATATTACAGTCAGGCTTAGATGCAGGCTCTACATATGATTGTGTTGCTTGGGCTAGTAATGGCTCTTTAGAGGACCAAGATGTGGTTAAATCGAATACTACACAACCCGCAGGTACTCAAACTATTGTTGCAAACCCAACATCTTTAGGTGATAAACCTGCTGCAAGCGCAAGTTATCAAGTTGATTTAACATTAACAAATCTACCTAATTCACTTATTACTCCAACTATAACTTATGTAACAGGGGGTAGTGGATGGATTGCAAGTGTAACAAGAAGGTCAGGAACTGATACATATGACATTACATTTGGTACTATGACTGCTCCAACCGCAACATCTCCTACGTTTAGGGTTGCACAAGTTAGGTTCACTAACCCAACAACGGGTATAAACACGGATGTATCATGTTCACAAACATTAGGAGCAGCTATATCTATAACCGCTACTAATGGCCTAACTAGCTTTAATAAATTAGGTGGCTTTAACGGGTTTCCGGTAACAGTTGCGTTTGATCCCGCTGGTACAGTTCAAGGCCAGTGGAGATTCAAAGATTCACTACCTAATTGGATACACCTTGGATCTTCTGCTACTGGTGTTCACACACACAATGCATCTTATTTAGGAGATTTTAACGCACAATCATTCTTTTTTGATTATAACAATTCAGGTGGAGCTAGAAACCATACATTTGATGTAAGAATAATGGATGAATATGAAGATGATTTAACTGCTCCTGGAGTTGCGGTTAGAGATACTATAACTATAAGCCAAGATTTGAGCGTGCCAACTACCATGTACGAATATAATGGTGTGGCTAATACAAAAACTGGCATTACCACTGTTAAAAGTAATGGTAGTTTCCATACAGCTTCTTTTTCTGGTGGACAAGGAGGTAATACAAACGATAATGTTCTTAGAATAACAGTTACACCGTTAGCCCCTAATCAAGCAGAAATAGCTACTGTTAAGTATTACATTACTCAATCAACAGGAGGTTACAACACTTCTGCATTTCCTAATGCTTGGGATCCTTGGTTTAATGTAAACGGTTCTATGGTTAGTGGAGTTGGTTCTGCCAACGCTATAACGTTAGGTACTACTGGGGGCGTGTATAATTTAGCTATAACATCTAGAGGTGCTAGTCCGTTTTCAAATGGAAGTTATGCACAGATTATAAGATCTATAACTGTTATTGCTACCACAGACGGAGGAACAACTTCCTCTAAGACGTTTTCACTCGGACAAACATTCTAAGAAATAAATAAATAAATATGGCAAGCGAAACACTAAATTTAAACGTTTCCAATCTTATAACAGGAGTTAACATCATTGATGGGATGCTTCTGTTTACAGATAACCGTAATGAACCTAGGAAAATAAATATTGCTAGGTTTAGAGACGAGGGTGTCCACACTTCCGGCACCACACAAATATACGGTAGAGATTTTGAAACTTTAGATATATCTTTAATTAAAAAGCATCCATCTACAGCAGCAACTTTTGCAATAGCTTCTACAGACCTTGAAGACTCTGTTTTTAAAAACGTATTTCCAAGGTTTTCTTATAGATGGAAATACAATGATAATGAGTATTCTCCTTTTGCCCCTTTTACAGAGGTTATATATCAAGGAAAAGCTTTAGATTTAAAAGAAGTTTTTGAGACGGGTGAAATTGCAGCTGTTCAAAACGTTGTAGATTCAGTTACAATAACTGTACCCACAACTCAGAAAGATGTTATTGAGATTGATTTGCTATACACAGAATCAATATCTTCAACAGTATATATTGCCGAGACTAAAAAGTTATTAGCAAGTGACATTACAGCGGGTACTGTTAGTTTTACAGTTAACACAAGAAACTTTTTCAAAGCTGTATCAGGAAGTCAATTAACACGTATATTTGACAAAGTCCCTAGAAAAGCTAAAGCTCAAGATTTAACTGGTAATAGAGTAATTTACGGCAATTACTTAGAAAACTATGACAATACAACGGTTGATGGTAGTGTATCTTATGTAAGTGGAGCTACTGTTGCGTCTAAAATGGGCGTTCGTTCAAATTCAAAATATACAGTTGGAGTTGCTTTTTCAGACCAAGCAGGAAGACTAGGTGATTTAATAGACTTAGGCGGTGTAGAAACACCATTCTCACCTACGGGTCCTTTAAGTCTAACATGTCAGCTTTCTGGAACTGTGCCCTCATGGGCTACCAACTATAGATACTATATAAAAGATACTACAGGCCAAAGACATAATATAAAGTCATACGCGGCTTTTGATGAAGAAGTTGGTGGTACAACATCCTCAGAAGTGTGGATAGCAGTACAATCCGAAGATGTAAATAAAGTACAAGAAGGCGATTTTATATATCATAAAGCTCAACATAGAACAGACTCTTTTGTAGGTATTCCAGGACAAGCAAATGCTAGTTACGGAGATACAGTACCAACAGCTGGACTAGGAGCAATACAGCCTTACAACAAGCGCAAAGTTATTGAAATAAAAGCCGAAGCGCCTGATTCAGTTAAATATGGATTGGTAAATAGAAACAGATTAGCAATAAAACAAACTTGGACTACTCATACTTTTCGGTCACTAGATATTACTAACGGCGATTATGTTACAGGCCATACACCTACTATAAGTGATGACTACATAGCTATTGAGGATGTGGAAGTAGCAACTGCTATAACAGAAGAATTAGAAAATAGTAAAATTGTATATATAAGCTTAGGCACTAATACCTCTCATAAGACTAGAATCACATCTGTATCAGCAGTAGATATTGGGGGAGTTGCCACTAGCGGTTCGTTAATACAATTAGCAAATAAACTAAGCGCAGATGCAGTTAGTGGTATAAACTCTACTTCAGTTATAAAAATATATTCAGGAGAATTAAGTAATGAACAATTAAGAGTTTTAGATGGTAAGTTTTTTATAAAAACCACTAGATATAACATTGGATTTGTTGCGGGCTCTGGAAGTGTAATTACAACCGACCCAAATACAGCTGTATCTTTTCCTCATTTAATAGACGACACAGCATTTACAAATGCGGGAACATCAATGGATTTGTTTACAGTAGAAGCAAATGCTGATTCTAACTTAGATTTATTCTGGGAAGCTTCAAACGCTTTTGCAGTTTCTGCAACAGACGCTTTAGATTTTGGACAATTAAATGTTATAGATTGGAGCAATTGTATTTCATTTGCGCGTAACGGAACGAGTAGGCCTATTTTAGATATTGAAATGAGTTATGATAGGTATAATAGTATACCTGTTGGAAAAGGGGTTCGAGTTACAACTCCTACAGAAAATGAGGGGGTTGCAAGATATCAGTCAAATCTTATATTTTCTGGTATAATGAATCCTGGTACTTCTTTAAATAAATTAAATCAATTTATTGAAGCCGATGGTATTACTAAGGATATAAATCCAAAATATGGATCTATACAAAAAATATATTCATCTGATAATTTAACAGTTTTTTGTGAAGATAGAATTGTTAAAGTATTAGCAAATAAAGACGCACTATATAATGCCGACGAAAGCGCAAACTTAATAGCCACATCAAATGTTTTAGGACAAGTGGTTGCTTATAAAGGGTTATATGGTATTGCTAAAAATCCAGAATCTTTTGCAGCCTATGGTAATGATCAATTCTTTTCAGACAGGATACGTGGTGCGGTTTTAAAGCTAACTCCTGCTAATGGGCAAATTATTGAAATAAGTAAATCTGGTATGCGTGATTTCTTTAGAGATAGGCTACCATCCGCTACAAATATTTTAGGATCGTTTGATATACATTCTAACAAGTACATGCTAACACTTAAAGGCTATAATGCTACTTTAGGGGATATAGATGTAATTAACACTATAGATACAGAACTAGATCAACCTTCAGCAAATATGACCCTAGGCTACTATGCTAATGGTCAAACACAAGGTTGGACTAGTAGGTATTCTTTTATACCGGATAGTGGTGTGAGTGTTGATGGTAAGTATTATACTTTTAAAGACGGTAAAATATGGAGGCATCATGCTTCTGCGGCATCTCATAATAATTTTTATGATATTCAGTACAATTCACAAGTTGAGTTTATATTTAATGACAATCCAACACTGAGTAATGAATGGACTGCATTGAATTATGAAGGAACTGAAGGTTGGGAAGTAGTGCATGTTAAAGCGGATCAGGAAAATAATATAACACTAAATGCTAAAATATTAGACAATAAGTGGTTTGTTAAAGAAGGTAAATACTTTGCTCCTATAACAGGAGAGGAAAATGTATATACTTTAGTGTTTGCAGGTGTTCCTAATTCAGAAGGAGAGTATCCTACTCAAGATTCTGGCGTTACAAGACCCGTAGCAGGTGTTAAGGGCTTCTTTAACAAGGTTAAAATGAAGAATGATAATACAACTAGGGAAGAGCTGTTTGCTGTCAGTGCGGAGTATTATGTTAGTGATAGATAATAAAAATTAAATTAAATTAAATGCAATTACAAGTAAGAAAATTAATAGAATCTGATTGGAGCTTTCTACCTTCTTGGTGGGAAGCTTATGATCAAGTTATACCACAAAGAGACTTTTTACCAGATAATGGTTTAGGGGGCTTTATGGTGTGTAAGGAACTAGACCCAATAGCGGCTATGTTTCTTTACACAACAAATTCAAAAACTGCAATTCCAGCTATTGTTATATCGGATAGATATTACAAAGATAATGATAGAAGTGATGCATTACAGTTATTGGTGGACTTTACGACAAATTTTGCAAAAGATATGGGGTATAAGTTTTCATTTGCTTGGGCAAAACCAGGCATATTATTAGAAAAATATAAACAAACAGGATACGTGGTGGATAAAACACCAAGTTTCGAATTAATAATACAATATTAGTATGGGAACAATAATGGCGGCAGCTGGAATTGCAAAAAGTGGTTTTGAATTAGCAGGTGCCTTAAAAAACAAAGGAGCGGTTAATCGAGAGCTGGAAACATCTAAAGCAAAGTTTCAAAACTCTAGAAATAGATACGAAAACTTTACATTTACAAACCCTTGGGAACAACTTGAAAATACCGCGGAAGATTTAACTGTTAATACACAGGCGGCAGAATTTCAAGCAATGAATGCTGACCAAGCACTAGCTGCATCATTAGAAACAATGAGAGAGACTGGTGGAGGAGCTTCAAGTGCACAAGCAATTGCTAATGCGGCATTGATGTCTCAACAGGGTATATCATCATCACTTGCACAGCAAGAACAATCTAACTCGATGTTGCGCGCCGAGCAGGCAGCAGCAAACCAAAAATTGGTAGCACAAGGTGACGAAGATATGCAAACAGCAAGATTAGAACAAAATCAAGGAGTACTCAATATGAATGCCGCAAGAATGGAAGCAGCTAATGCAGCTAAATCCGCTAACCAATCACAAATTGCTGGTTCTATGACAAGTCTAGCTTCTGGACTTGGAGGGCTTGCGGGTGGTTCTGGATTACTAGGTAAAGCAAAAGGTTTACTTGGTGGTAAAGCACAGGGTTTACTTGGAAAACTAAGTGACCCGACTAAAGGACTTATAAGCAATGTGCAAAGTGGGTTTAATGGTGGAAATTTTTCCGGGATGATTGGAAACGGAATGACTGGGGTCAATTCCAAATTTAATCTACCAGGAGGGGATTTCGGAAAAATACCTTATACAACATTCGGAGGTTAATCTTAATAAAATAACAAAGCATATAATATGAGTAATTCACCACTATACGCTAGGCAAATGGCCAAGCAATTTGTTGACAATGTATCTGTTGCAGAAGCAGGTAAAGAACAAGGTTTCGAAGGCAACGCTATAGCTTCCATTGGAGGGGTTTTAGAAGAATTTTTAAAAGCAGCTAAAAAAGGTAAAGAAAAAAGAGATAAGGAAGTAGGTGAACCATTTGAGATTCGTCCATTGCCAGAAATAGAGCAAGAACAAATAAAAGAAGACGGACAAGTGAATCTTGACGCAAAAGGGGTAGTGCTGAATGAAGTAAAGATAAGTGCCAACTCTTTAACCCCCAACATACCAGAAATTATTGCTCAAAGCCCAGGGAGTAATTTAGATGAATTTAAAGCGAGTTATGAGCTTCTAGATCCCAAAGAGAAAGCGGCGTATGAGGAAAAAGGTGGTTATAGCAGATACGAATGGGATCAAACAGAAGGTAGAACCCCAGGTGATAATGCTGAAAATGAAGCTGCTAGGGCTTGGGCAAATAGGAATCAACTACCAAAGGGTTTGTATCTTGAAGAAAGAGATGGTAAAGCTTTTCGGGAAAGTGAAGAATATCAAGAATATAAAAAAGCAGGTATCCTTTCACAAAGAGACGGCGGAAAAAAAAGTACTAAAGAATGGAATAAGGATTGGAACAAGGTTGAAGTAGGGGAAGGTGCTAACACTCTTATTTACCCTGGTAATGTTGATAGTTTTGGAAATAAGTTAGATAAAGATGGAAAACCTATTCCGCAAGCAGACGGTACTTTTTATGGGGTGGGTAACTATGGCCCGGATTCACCAAACTATAACCTAAACCCAGATTCAGACGACTTCATTAAATCCCCCGTTGATAGATTATCATCGTCTCCATTTGAAAGACGCAGAAGAGGTCAATTTCAAAGCAACAGACGAAATGGAAGTGCTTATAGTCAATCACAAAATGTTGGTAACCAGAATGAAGTTTTTCAAGGAAGAGACGGAAGTCAATATGAAGAGGGGAGAACGTTTGTAGAAAAAGAACAATACGAAAGAACACCATCATACTGGCAAGGTACCGCTGTAGCTGCTGTAGATGAAGCTATAAACATTGGTCGTGAAACAAGAAATTATGATGCTCAGGTTTTAGCAGATAGACAGGATTATGCTAGCGATAAATACAAAGGCGCAGAAGAAGAAGCAAAAGCAATGAGCTTGATGGACCCTTCTATACGGGAGTTGACGGCATTAGACAAAGCTGATTTTGCAGCTATAGTTAATAATAAAGATTTAACCCCAGCAGAAAGAGAAGCACAATTAGCTGATATTACAGGTAGAATGGGATCTCTCAAAAGGGCAGGTAAAGAAATTACCGATGCTGGTGTGTATATAGACTCTTTAGTAGATGAAAAAGGCAACCCTACAGCTGCATGGGATATGACTAACCCCGAGTTAACGGATGTTTACAATGCTATTAAAAATCCTGAAAAAGCCCCCAACTTAGGTTTTACTAGAGACCCAGAAACAGGCGTGCTCATGTTAAAAGGAATAACTAATGCTGGGACAGGAATATCTTATAGAGCTGATAACTTAAAAGAATTATTTGCTAAAGTACCAACAAAAAGAAGTTTGTATGGAGAAGTAGATGGAATTATAGACTCTCTTCCGTTGGCGGAATTATACAACACAAAGGTTGTTAATGGTATTGAGGTGAAGGAAGGACTGTCAGATGAAGAAATTGCGGCTAAAGTAGAATTTTCTGTAGACGCAATAATAAATAGTGAGAATTTTATGGGGTTAGCTGGAGATCACCCAGCTTTTAAAGGTGTGGGCGGATATAGAAAGTTTACTGCTCAGGAAAAAGCTTTTAAAGAAGGGCAAGAAGGCGTTATGGATCCAAGAAAAATGATTAAAGCTGATATGATCCGTATGATTCAAGAAGCAACCGTTACTGACAGGGGATTAGTTAGCGAAAGAGTAACAGGACTTGCAAGCCAACAGGAAATAACACGCCGGAATTTGAAATTGGCTCAAAGCAAAGCTGGAAGTAAAGGTGGAAGTGGTAAAGGTGGAAGTGGTAAAGGTAAAAATACATATTCTAAAAATGTACCTGATAACCTTCAAAAAAGTGGAGCTTTTCGTGAAATAGAAGATTTTTTAGATGACCCAAATATTTACCTAAGAAGCCGAATGAATACCGGTCAATATAAAATTGAGGGTGACACTTTAACTATAGGAACTGAAGAAGATGGACAAGAAAAATTTGATCTAAATAGAAAAGAAGATTTAGCTAGATTTATTAGATCTTATGGGGCTAGAGCTACAGGTGCAGGTAAAGACAAATTTGATAGAGAGATTATGACTTCTATTAATTTTATAAGACAAAATCGTATTGAAGGAGAAGTAGAAGCGGGGCAAGTTTTATCTACTGCTGATAAAAGAGCTTACGCGGAAAGCCTTGATCTTGGGGTTTTAGCAGGGGTTTTACAAACGTACGGAAAACAGTAACAATAATTAAATAAATATGAACGAAGAATTACAAGGAATCATAGATAGAATGCGTGCTGCAAATGAACCGGAGGACGTTATAAATGCGTTTATAGAAGAATACAATTTAGCTTTCGGTGAGCAACAAAACGTTGTTGAAGAATCTGTTCCTAATGAAGAGCCAGTTAGCGGAGAACCAGTTGGTCCAAAATCTGCTTCTTTCACTTTCGAAGAAGGTGAATTGGAAGGGTTTGAACAAAGAATGCGCGAAGGCGGGGAGTCTGATGCTTTCATTAACAAGTTCAAAATGGACTATAGCCTCGTAAACCCAAATGCGGGAAAGTCAACAACCACAGGGATGGACGCGACTGTGGATGCAAACGAAGTGTCCGGTACGGAATTTCCATCGGTAGATGGTTCTTTGGTGGAATTAGAAGTACCTAATAACCTAAAACCAATACCTGATAGTGAAAACACCGAGAGCGGGGAACTTGGCTTCTGGGATAAGATAGATATGCTAGCTGACGGACCAGGTTATAATGTAGCGGGAGGTATAGCAGCTACAAAGATTATGGCAAAAACCGTTAGACAATTTGGTAATATGTTTGACGCTGCTAAAATCGAAGTTAAAAGATCTGGTGGTACTGGTGAAACAAATGACTTTATGGATTTAACAGGGAAGTCTTTTAATATAACAGACCCTGGTAATATAGCAACAATAGATGCCTGGCAGGCTGAAATAGAAATGCAAGCTAACTTAGGACAAGCTGAAGGCTCTGAAAAGTTTTTTAAACATCAAGAAAAACTCCAAGAGAATGGTGAAACAGAAGGGAAAGCATTCTTTAAATCCATGATGAAACACCCTGGCTTGTTACCCGAAGTTATTGTAGGATCATTGGCAGGTATGGGTGCCGCCATGTTCGAAGAACCGTTAAAAGTAATAGGGTCTACTATTGGAGGAGGGTTGGCTAATGCAGGAATAGCAGCTGCTTACGGCGCGGCGGCTGGTGGAGCCCCGGCAGTTCCCGCGGCAATAGCAGGTTTTGTTAGAGGTGCAGGAATGGGCTTTAGAGCATCCACTATGTACCAAATGGAAAAAACAATGACCTTTAATGAAATATTTTTAGAGACTATGGAGGAAAGAAACTTAGATCCTCAGGTTGATGAAGATATATTTAATATTTTATCAGATCCAGAAGCTATTCAACAAATGAAAAACAAAGCAGCGGCGGGTGGTTTAGCTTTATCTGCTATAGAAACAATGTTTGGTAGAGTGGGAGGTCTAGTTGGTAAAAATGTAAACAAGGCTGTAAGACAAAGTAGAGTTTTAGGCGCAGTAGGGGAGACTACATTAGAGGGTGCTGGTGGTGTATTAGGTGAATATGGAAAAGGAAAAGCAACGGGTCGAGATGCTACTTTTACAGATATGGCACTTGAGGGAGTATCCGTAGCCCCAATGGGAGGCGCTAACGTCGTGAAAAACGTCTTTGGTTCACTTGCTGAATATAAGATTAATGGAAAAACACTAGAAAGTAAGAAAGATATAGTTGATTTAATTGAAAATGGTACAGATGCCGAAATTTTAGATGCTAACATTGAAGTTGAAAACGACTCGGATCTAACAAAATTATTAGATAAAAGAGTAAAAACCGCTAAAAAAGCTAACAAAAAAACTTACCTATACAACGGCCAAAAATTTGATTCACCTGAAGAAATTAATAATTTCTTAGATACAGCAACAGATGACCAAATTATGGGGGTTGATATTTCTATAATAAATGATAATGAATTAAGTGAAAAATATTCAAGTATAATTAATAGAATTATAAAAAGTAAAAAAAGTCAAAAACCTCCAAAGAAAAAACCAAAAAGTAAAGTTAAGCCTAGCTCTGTTCAAACTAAAGTAGAGCCTCGTATTATAACCGAAGAAAAAATAAAAATAGATACTCAAATAGTTAGACTTGAATTAGACCTTCAAAAGGCTATTGATGAAGGTGGAGAAACAGCGGGAGTTGCTATAAAGAAAAATATTGAAAACTTAGTTGAAAAGAAAAAAAATATAGAAGACTATATCTCTCTTCAGGTTGATGAGCTCAGCGAAACGGAAGCTCGTGGATTAGTAGACTTAGATAATGAAGTTGCTTTATACCAATCTATAATAGATGATCCTAGTTCTACACCTGGAGCTATGGCAGCAGCTAAAAATCAAATAGCTAAAGCTAAAGAAGCACAGGTTGAGGCATTTGAGAATCCAGATTCAAAAGACCTGTCCAGTGTTGAACCTAAAAAACAAAAGAATATTGAGCTTTCTAGAAAGACTCAAGAAGCTTATGAGAAAGGTGATACTGATGGCATCATAGAAGCTCAAGGTGGTATGATTTCTTCTATAGCAACATCTTTATGGTCTAGAATACCAGCTGACAAGCAGGTAGGTACTTATGACGGCTTTAAAGCAGCATTAATATCAGCTAAAGGTGGCTTATTGGATCTTATTGGAACCTACAGACCAGAAACGGGAGTACCATTAGCCGCTTGGATTGGCAATGGACAAACTGGATTAAAAGTTAGAGCTAACCGTATAGTAAAAGAATTAACTAAACAGGATATAGAAGTTAGTACGGATTCAACGGAAGCATTAAACTCTTTTTCTAGTAATGAAATAGATATTGATAACATCAACCTAGGTCCTAAATATAACTCACAAAGATTAGGTTTAGGTGTTAATTTATTAAATGATTCAGCCAAGAGTGTTGAGCTAGGCCAAGTTGCAATTGAACAAGCATTAGCAGATGCGGATGCTAAAGCAGACGCTAAAGGTAAACCATTATCTCAAAAACAAAGACAAACTGTTTCTGAAAAAGCTTTTGATAAATTATTTAAAGATCAATATGCCCAAAAAGTTAAAGACAAAATGGGTAAAAAATTGAATTTAAAGAATTACATTAAAAATAATGTATCTACTTTAAAAAGAATTGTTCTTTCTAATACTAATTTTGCAAAAGGTAAAGGCTTAACAAAAGATTGGAATAAATACCCACCTTCAGATCAAGAATTTCAAAATTTTTATGAAGGAACTGATACTGATAATTCCCAAACTATTAGTGATAGAAAAGCAGCGTTAGCGGAAGCTGTGTCAAAGCAAATAGCTAAAGATGCTAAAGATAATTATTTTGAAGGTAAAGAAGCTGATCGTAATAAGTTTAGCATTGAGAATGACATCTCTTTTTCAACAGATAAAAAAATAGTAGAAGATGTTTCAGAATTTATACAAGGTATAAAAAATATAGCTCGTGCTGAAGTAGAAAACGCTGAGGCTTTAAATGATTATGAAGACGTAGCTAATTTTAATAAATTTATTGAAAAATTTAAAGGCTTTATAAAGCATGATAATACTAACAAGCTAGACAGAAATAACCCGGACGACGTTAAAAAAATACAGGAAGAATTATTAAAAGCGGCAGAAGATGGTAAAATACACCCATTACTGCTTATTATATCTAAATTTGGAAATTTTGGGAGAGCTGAAGTTAAAGGTTATGTAGAAAATGGGGTTTTTATTAAAAAACCTTCAAAAGTGTCAATAGATGACACTAAAAACTATGAAACTTATTACGAACTATCAGGGCCTGTAGAGGGTTCTGTTGGCAATTACCTTAAAAGACCTGAATCTACACAAGAAGCAAAAATTATAGCTGAGAAATTTAAAGATTCATTTTTACCTGGAAGAGGCGGTATTTTTTACGGTGTTAAAGATCCTAAATACGTTAATTTATTAAAAATAGCCACGGAAAATTATAACGGTATAGATATACCTGGGTTTAAAATAACAGATAAAGAAGGCTCAAAAAGACTTAGCTTTGGCACTAAATCAAATAATATTTTCAAAAAAAATGGTATTGAAATAGATCCAAAAGCATTTGAAGAGGTTACTGAAAAATTTAAAGAAACGGCAAAAAACAACCAGTTACTAGTTAAAGAACTTACTAAAGCTGTAAGTGCTCTAATTAAAGGTGGTGGGAATCCTTATACATTTGGATCTCTTTTACATAATTCTTACAGAGCAACCTCTGGGGCTATTAAAGCTTCTTTTGAATTTAAAGTCTACGAAGGAGGGGTTTTAGAATATGGTACTGGTACTAAATTTGGTAAATTTAATGCTAAAGGTGGAGTGCAAAATATTTTCAGAGAAGAACATAGTCCTCCTGTTAAAGTATTTGGTAGTGAACTTCTTAAAGCAGCATTAACCATAGACTCACCGTCGGGTATAGATGCACGAGTAAACGACATGTACAAGGACGCTTTTCAAAGCATAATATCCTTAAAGTCTGACCAGGCTATTAATGATACAGGCTACGGAGCTGCAATAGCAAAAGGTGGCAGAGTCGGTGAAAATTCTGGTATTATTAGATTAGCGGAAGCTGGAGTTAGTTTAAAAAAATTATTTTATTCAAACGGTAAAAATGTACACAACTTTTTTGCAGAACAAATGGATATATCAATGCAGGTTGAAAATGATAACGTTGCGTCCAACGAGAAGATAATCGATCATTTAAGTAACAAAGTCGAACGAGACTTACAGGGAGCTTTGCAAGTTGAAGAAAGTAATAACTCAAATCCAGAATTAAATGTTTCTGAAAAAATAGAAGCCTTTATAGACGTAATAAAAAGCGCATATAAAGGGTCTTTTGAAATTGTTAATACTAAAGAAGACGCGGTTGCCTACTTAGTATCAAAAGGTATGGATCCTAAAAAAGCCCAGGAAACCGTTGACCGTGCAAAAGGATTTTACATTTCACGGACTGATGGGCTTATGTATGTAAATCCAGAATTGGGTGGACTTGACACGCTGTTGCATGAAACAACCCATGCATGGACTAGAATGATTTCAGAAGTTGATCCTGAATTGTTTGATGCTATATATGAAAAATTAAAAGGCCATCCTTTATACGCTGAGGCAGTTGCAAGAATGGGCAATGATGATTATAAAAACATTGAACCTGGTTCTTTTAAGTATAAAGATGAAATTTTAGCCTACATATTAGGTGAAGAAGGTGGATCTATGTACGACCTATTTCCTGGTGATATAAAAGCAAAAAACTTAATTGATAAATTTTTCCAATATGTAGCAGAAGCTTTAGGCTTTGACCCTTCAACAAAAGATTTTGCGAGCCTATCTATTGAGCAAGTTGTTAAACTAGCTATAAAAGATATTTCGGAAGGAAACCCAGCTTCAAACTTTAATAAACTCAAAAACAAAGCAGAAGGCAAAAGTTGGTTTGCAAAATCGGAAGATCAAATTAGTCCAAGTTCTAAAGCTGCAAAAAGTAGTACAGTGAGAGCTTTTAACGCTTTAAAATTAGCTTATAGAGAAAGTGGTGATTTGGTTGATGCTATAATTAAAAGTTATGATTCTGTAAAAAATGAAATGACTTTACAGGAGTGGGCTAAGATTGTTGCTAAAAACACTAAAGAACCTGTACCTGGTAAATCTAACGATTTATTAATAGGTAAAAGTAAAATTAAAAAAGCCGAAAAGATTTCAGAGGCAAGTGTAGACAAAAACAAAGAAAGCGAGTTAAGTGAAAGTGAAGGTAAAAAAATGGCTGATAAATTAAGAGCTATTATATATGGTAAAACAGGTAAACCCTCAAAATGGTTTATCCCACCTAATGCTGAAGATTTTAAAGGTTTGCTATACACATTCCTACCAGGAGGCAAAGCTGGAGTCGCAGCTAAAAAGTGGTTAACAGATACTTTATTAAAGCCTTATTCAAATGCTATTGCTGCACTTGATAGTGAAGTTTTAAACAAATCAAACGCTTGGAAAACGCTTTCTAAAGGTTTTGATTTTAATATAAAAATTGCAGGCACACCTTATACTTTAGGTGATGCAATTAAAATATATAATGGTTTAAAAAACGGTCAAGATCCTAATATAGCTAAAAAGAAACACTTAGATGCTCTTATACACGCTGTAGAAAGCGATAGTAAGATTTTAAATTTTGCTAATGAGGTTAACAAATCGTTTCCTATCGATATTACTAGCGGATGGCAAAACAGAAGCTTTGCAAAAGAAATATTCGATTCTATTAATGATGGATCTAGAAAAAGACACTTAGCTTCTTTTAGCGCTAATGTTGATGCAATGTTTACAGACGCTACATTAGATCTTATAGCAGATAAATATGGTGTTAAATATAAGCAAGCTTTAGTTGGTACGCTGGCTAGAATGAAGTCAGGAAGGAACAGAGTGGGGACAGATGCTAGTGCTAATTCTTATATGAATTGGATTAACCGCGCCGTTGGAACTACTATGTTTTTAAATACACGTTCTGCGTTTCTACAAACTTTATCATCATTAAACTTTATAAACAAGCCAGGTAATAACTTATTCCAAGCAATGAGAGCTTTTGCTAATCAAGCACAATGGAAGGCAGATTATAAAGTTTTATGGAATAGTGATTATTTAGCTAATAGAAGAGATGGTGCTAAATTTGATGTATTAGCTGACGAAATGGCTCAAGGTGATGTTAAAGGTATTGAAAAGCTTCTTAAGGCTGGATTTTTGCCAACAAGATATGCAGATAGTTTTGCTATTGCTATGGGAGGGGCAGCTTTTTATAGAAACAGAGTTAACATGCTTATTAAAGATGGAATGAGTAAAGCTGACGCTGAAGCTCAAGCAATGGTAGATTGGAGAGAAGCTGCTGAAGAATCTCAGCAATCTGCTGATCCTTCTAAAATATCTGAAATACAATCATCATCTATAGGTAAATTGATATATGCTTTTGCAAATACACCATTTCAATATGCTAGATTAACCAAAAGAAAATTGCAAGATTTAACTTCTGGTAGATCAGCTGCTGAAGGTAACGTTCAAAAAGACATTCAATCTTTATTGTATTACTCTATATTACAATCCGTAATGTTTAATGCTTTACAAAATGGACTAGTAGCTTTAACAATGTCAGATGATCCTAAGGATGATGAATTGAAAGACGAAAAGTATACACAAATATTAGAGCGTACTTTAACATCTTACGCAAAATCTATTGGGAATCCTGGTGCTGTGGCAGCAACCTTATACGCTATGTTAAAAGAAGGGTATATGCAACAGACAGGTGAGCGTAGGAAAGACGCTAATGTTTTTGCATTAACTGCTACTTCGATTTCACCACCATTGAACTCTAAGCTCAAAGATTTATCTGCAGCTTACAGAGCATATAATAAAATTGATGAAAAAGATTTACTAACCCCATCTTTAGATAGTGATGCTTTAACAATGGCAGGAGAAGTATCTTCTTTTGTTGGAGTTCCTTTAGATAGAGTCGTTAAAAAAACAAGACATTTAGCGGCTATAACTAACGAAGAAGTTGAACTATGGCAAAAAGTATGGATGCTAGCTGGTTGGAGTGAATGGGAATTAGGTGTTGGAAGAGATTCTAAAAAGAAAAATAAACCCAAGAAGTCTAAAAAAAGAAAAGGATTAAAAAGCAATAGATTGACTTCCCCTAATCGTAGGTTAGAAGACGGGGTTGATGGAGTTGCAAACAAAGATGGCACTATAGAACTAGCACCAGGCTTAGATCCTGTAGAAAAGGAAATCACCATAGCTCACGAGCAACAGCACGTACAAGACATGGATGCTGGTATATTAGACTATGACAATGATTTTGTATATTGGAAGAATAAAAAATACCGTAGAAAAAACGGTAAAATAATCTATAACGGCAGATCTGTTATAGAGGGAAGCAAAAGTTTACCTTGGGAGAAAAAAGCATATGATGCTGAACCTTCCAAGAGTGCGGTAAAACGAAAGTTATACGAATAAAAAAAGGGGACCCCGTAATTGGAGTCCCCTTTTTTATTTTTATTTCATCAGCATCCAACATACTATTGTTGCGATTGCAGGCCCTACAAAGCCCCATACTTTTAAGAACTTTATAACATTGTTCTCTTCTGTTGTGTAAATGTGATCATCAGTGTTCAAGTTGAATGCTTGTAGCTGTTCTTGAACTTGATCTTCTAATTCCTTGATGCGTAATTTTGCATCTGCAAATGTAAACTTTTTAGCCATAATAATATTTAATTGATTAATTTATCCGTCGCAGCTTAAACAATCTGGATCCATTGCAGCTGCCGCAATATCACCTCTTAATACGGATTCGGTACGTGTATAATATAGTGTTTTAACACCACGCTTCCATGCTTCCATATGAACAGCATTCATCCATTTAGGAGTAGCTTCAGAAGGAAAAGCCAAATTTAAACTAACAGATTGATCTATATAGTCCTGTCTAATTCCTGCCTGCTTTACTAATTCTAATTGATTAATTTCTTTAAATGTTTTAAATACATTCTTTACTTTTTCGTAATCTTCCGCATGCTCTTGGGTAAGTCTTCCTGAGTGATCGTAAAACCATCCATCGAGTTCTTTAATGTCTTGAATGGATCCACCATCTGACATAATCTTTTCCCAAGTTTCTTTATTGTCAATTCCAATTTTTCTTAATACTTTTTTAAGTTCTTTATTCTTTCTAATAAACGTACCTTTAGCGGACTGTTCTGTGAACACGTTAGCAGCCCAAGGTTCAATACCTGGTGAAACGTTACCAGATAGTTTAGAGTTCGATACGGTTGGCGCTACAGCTCTTAAATGAGTGTTTCGCATGCCAGTACCCACACACCATAGAGGTTCACCATATACTTCAGCTAATTTTCTTGATGCACGCTCAGTTTCAATCTTTATTTTTGAAAATATTTCCCTTGTTTTGAATTGGGCCATTAATCCTTCGAAGGCTATTCCGTTCTTTTGAAGTAAGCTGTGCCACCCCAAAACTCCTAACCCGAGTGCCCGTCCCTTGACAGCTGATCTTACAGAATTCTCGAATCCCCTTAGTCCCTTCGCTCTCTGAACAAACTCTTCCAGGACACCGTCCAGGAACCAAATCGCATCGTACACCAGGTTTGTATCCTTCCATTCGTCGTATTTTTCTAAGTTTAAAGAAGATAAACAGCAAACAAAACTATGACTTTCATCAGTATGTAATGTAATTTCGCTGCATATATTAGTCATATGAACTTTTAATCCATTCGCTTTGTAAGCCTCTGGGTTAGCTTTGTTCGTGTTGCCTTTAAAAAGGATATATGGTTCACCAGTGGCTTTGCGCTTTTGGATAAGTTTACTCCACTTTTGGCGTGCTTCTTGATCTCCTGTCTCAAGTTTTCGCATAAACTTATCGCCAATGACAGCACACTGATGTAAGTTAAGAGATTGCCTGTTGACGTCTCCTTTAGGTTCCCTAATTTCAATCCAATCGAGGAAGTCAGGGTGTTCAATATTAATATTAACTGATGCAGCTCCTCTTCTAACGGCACCTTGGTTGGTCGCGAGTATAGTTGAGTCGTAGATTTTGCAAAAAGGGACAACTCCGTCTGAAGTTCCATTACCTGTAATTCTGGCTCCTGCGGGTCTAATCATATTAATACCTACTCCTACACCGCCGCCATGTTTAGCTAGGAGCATCATTTCTAAATTCTTTGTTCCAATATCGGCTATTGAATCTGCCACGTCGATACCAAAGCAGCTAATCGGTAACCCCCTATCAGTGCCGGTATTAGAAAGAACAGGACTAGCAAGGCAAAGCCATCCTTTCCAAATGTAGTCGAAGAATACATCTTCTAACTCTGGTTTGTATAGTCGTTTTGAGACAGCTCTGCTAACTCGCCTGTAAGCATCTTTAGGTGTTTCTTCGTCAACGAGATAGCTACCTCCAATTGTTTTCTTGTAGACTTCGGTATCACCCCATTCCGGGTAGTCAATTCCTTTTTTCCATTCATTATTCCACATTATGTATTTGTTATTAAATAAATTATATATCCTACTATTACATTTACATTTATAGCAACTAAATTCCATTGCTTAGCAACGATCACTTGTGGTGTGCAAAGTATGCCTCCAATTATGTAGCTTATAGCCCCTATATTACCGTAATTCAATATATAAGGCCCTATCATTATGAAAGCTGTTCCCATATATCCTAAGCGACCGGACAATCGTTCGTTAACCGTTAGTCTTCTGTCTTTAACTAAGTCTTTAAGTTTAAAGTTCTTCATCAATCCCACATATCTTCAAAATCTTCGCCTTCACCTGCTTTCGAGTAATCAGTAGGACGAACAGCAAAAAAATCAGTATGAGTGACTCCACCCGTGAGGTGATAAAACCAGTCGAGGTTGTCTGATCCTGATTTGTCATATGCAAAGTACTGCCCGAGGTCGAAGTAACCGAGTTCTGTAAGTTTTTCATTTAATCTTTTTCTAATAAATTGTTTTAAATCATAAGCTTTAATTCCCTCTATATCACCCATCTCAAACATCTTATCAATATATGTTTCCTCAGCTACCAACATAGTTGTTGCTGCTGTTACAACGTCTTCTCTACATTCAGATAAAAGTGTTTCATCTTCTGCACACATGTGTCTAAATAATTTACAACCCATTTTACTATGCAGTGACTCATCTCTTACAGACCATTTCATCTGTTGGCCAATGCCTTTAAGCAGGTTACGAAGCTGAAAACTATATAACACAGCAAAAGCGGAATAGAGAGATACGCCTTCTGCAAATGCAGAAAAAATAGCGATAGACTTGCCAATCCCACGAGGATTAGTACCAGTGTAACTAACAAGGTTATCGAAGCGCTGCGCCGTGGCGGGCTCGTGTAAGAATGCTTCATAATCTTCTAAGCCTAATGTTTCATTTAGATAGCTGTAAGCAACAGCGTGTATTGTTTCTTGAGAACCAAACATCATTGCCATTTGCTGTATTTCATGCTTAGGAAACCAGCCTACAACTTTCTGTGTCCAATAATCAGATACAGCACATTCTGTTTGAGCGAAACCTAAAAGTATATTACCTACTAGATTTTTTTCTTCTTTAGTTAATTTTTCATTCCAGTCTTTAAGATCGCCAGACATTGGTATTTCAGTATGTAACCAAAAAGCTTGTGCCTGTTTTAGCCAACCCTCCGTGTAGTACTCTGGATACTCAAAGGGTTTGTAGGCTATTCTTTCATCAAATAATCCCATTAATTTTTTATTTCTTCTGGTTCTTCTTTCACCTTACTTTTCATTGTCTCCAGGGCTTGGTCGTAATCGGGGAGCTCTTTGACCAGTGTCATGGTACCAATCGCTAGATCTCTCAGATTTTGTAATTCTGTAATCATCTGTTGAACCACGTTGCCCAACGTTTCTACCCTGCTTTCTAGTTGTTTTCTTGTTGCTGTGCTCATTCATTTATTTTTTTGCTTAATATTAAAGGACTTTCATCTACATTTGATTTTACTTCAAAATGTGTATTAAATTCATTTATAATTAAAGGTTTGTCTTTATACATTCTAGTATAGTTAGATCTTATATATTCCTCTGCTTTCATATCTTAATCTTCAATAGTTAAACATATTTCTATACAAAAGGGTAGATACAATACATGCTCTTTAAATTTTTCTTCTATATAGGTTCTAACACCAAATAATATACCCGGATATAATCCTATACTAATTTCCCAGTTTCGCATCGTTTTGTTCTTTTAAATAATAATTTAACATCTTCATATGGTGAGCCACCATTTCTTTATAGTAACTACCAAGTGTAAAATCCATGTTGTCTTCCAATTCTTTCAATTTCTTCTGAGTTAATTTTGTTATTATGCTTGGTATACTTCCTAACATCTTTATCTAATTTACGGCGTTTGTAGTGTAAAGAGGATTCTTTTTTCTTTTTTCTTTCATTATCTGAATCATCATATCTACGTCCTTTTGATTTTGCGGCTTGTAAAGCGTTCGCGAGTCTTCCATGTTTATCATCCATTGCTTAAATAGTTTCCATCTTAAAGGGAAGGATTCATTTGCTCTCCCCTTGCATTCTATTATGTAATCTTTTCCTGTGAAGTCAGGTGTATACTTAATTCCCAATATTTTTTTCTCCCCTCGGTTAGTAAAATCACCTTTCCCGTTGGCTTGTTTTTCATAAGCTTTATTTGTAAAACTAAATCCTTCGACCAACTGGAAAACTTCACCTTCATAATATTCAAATAGTTTTTCTTTTTTAAGAGCTATATATGTATACTTTTCTAATCCAGATGCAAAATTAATCCCATCAAAGGTTGTTTTCTTAGCTACAACTGGACCTCTTTTTTTGCTTCTTCGCTTCATAATTACATTTTATCATAAGTTACTTTAATATCACCTGGATAGATAGAAGTGGTTGTTGTACCAAATCCATCAGGTGGCCCAGGATCACTAACGTTACTGAATGTAGATTCTTCTTCAAGATAGTCTTTAAGTATCTTGTCAGCTAATACATCAGTAGTTTCATGCTTAAGCTTTTCAATATAATTACAAGCATCTAACAATTCCTCTTGTATATGATTAAGCCATTTGTGTAATGAAGGAGTATCATCGTGTAAAGTTACACCATATTTTTTATAACCTACATTGCTACGCTCATCAAGTTTTTTGATTACTTGTTGTACTATTTGGTCTTGAGTAGTTATTTTCATTAATTGTTTTTTACAAATGTTCCATTAATCATTTTACCTTTTCTGTTGATTATAACGTCGTACGCGGACTCAATACAATCTTCTATATGTAAACCTTCTACAGCTGCTAGGTTGGTTAAAACAACTACCATATCGCCTATAGCATCAATAATTTCAGGTCTATCGTTTTTAAGCAATGCTTGAGCTAATTCGCCAGCTTCTTCTTGAAGTTTAATATACTGAGTCTTGCTATCTCCTTTATCATATATACCACGATCAGTAGCCCATTCTCTAATTAGTGGAAATATAAACTGTCCACCTGTTTTAGTCATTTCCTTTGTTTCTTGGAAAGGCATAGCTTGTGATAGTACTTTATTATAGACATAGCAGGTACCAGGACCAAACTGGCTACTATGTACATTAGATATAATCCACTCAATTTTAGCCTCATTGTCCAAGGCATACGTTCCGTACCCATTTTTTATTTTTATATTGTTTAAAAACCTTGCGTTGATTTCATCTTTGGAAATCTTAAACGTTGTTGTTGCTTCAGATGATGTGCACTTTGTCATTTTGTTTGATTTTTTAAATAAATCTTTATATAATTGTCTATCAACTTTATAACCAAGATCTTCTTGTAGTGTCTTCTCTGCTTGTGAAGCTTCTACAATATCATTAGTCTCAAACAGTATTTCGTACTCACCTTCTTTATATCCCTGTGTTTCAATAACGCGCTTCTGTATATTAGTAGTGCATCCTATTTTAACACCTGGTATATGGTAAATTTTATACTTACCTGTTGGTATTTTTATATTCATTGTTTATTCTTTTAATTATTTTCTTGCTTTGTTCATTTAGAAACTTAGCCATAAAATTGCTTTTTGAGAACCATGACTCATACTCCGACGTTGAGTTCTGCTTTGATTGCTGGGTGCGGGTCATATCCTGAAATATTTATCATTGATTTTTTTGGTATACTTACATCTTTTTTGTCGATAATATTAAGTCCCCAATCGACGCTAACAAAAGGAAGTCTTCGAAAACTACGATCCAACTGTTGTTTAGCTTGATCGATATGATTATTGTAAAGATGACAGTCACCAAGGGAAACAAGTAATTCGCCCGGGGTATATCCAGCTCCCTTTGCAAGCATAAGTAATAATAACCCATACATAGCAAAATCATAAGGCAGGCCGAGAAAAACATCAGCTGATCGCTGCTGCCACATAAGATCCATTTTTCCATCGTTTATATAAATTTGAAATCCGTAATGACAAGGAGGTAAGGCCATCTCGTGTATAGCACCTGCATTCCATGCATTAACCATTAGCCTTCTAGATGAAGGATTAGATTTTATCTCACGGATTAGTTGCTTTAATTGATCAACACCGTTAAAGTTGCGCCATTGAGATCCATATACTGGACCTAATGTGCCGTCTGTTCTACCAGATCTTTCATAATCAGCATTCCAATACTTAACACCGTTATCGTTTAAGTATTTAATATCTGTTTTACCGTGCAATATCCATAATAATTCAGTTACAGCGTTGTCCCAGAATATTTTTTTTGTGGTGAGCAAAGGAAATCCTGCTGACATATCATGTCGTAGTATTCGTCCAAAGACTGATTTTGTCCCAATACCTGTTCGATCCTCTTTCTGTTTTCCACCGTAGACCAGTGATGATAATAATCCCCTATACTCATCCTGAATGTTTCTTGTCATAATAATATTTCATTGTTTTAAATGTTTCTTGCCAAATATTATCTGTTATATATACAGTTGGCGTTTTATAAACTTTTCTAAAGTTAGGCATAAACGATACTGCTATTCTCCATTCCTGTGGATACATACCTTTAGAGGTTGGTTCTGGAGATATTATTATATCATTATCTATACAAAACTTTTGCCACTTTAATTCGTCAGCGTTAGCTACAAATCCAGTGTTTAATCCTATATAACCTTTAGGTGGCTTTGACTTCCAGGCCATTATTCCCAAGGTAGATTATGATCCGACGGATCTGTTACTGGCATATAGTCGCCCGATACATGGTTCCATTTAAAGTGCGCCTCGGCTTGATTCTCTCCTAAGTTTTGAAACTTAACTTTAAGAACTTTAACTTTCACAGTATTGTTACCATAATTTCTATGTACTAGTAATCCATGATAACTAGCATCATACCATTCTCCACCACCTTTAATAGAATACATTGTTGGTTCGTCCATAGTCCCATCATCTTTCTTGTACATTTTAGTAGGGTGTGCAACAACAATAACTAGCACGTCATATTTTTTAGCGAATGTTTCTATTTGTGCCAAATATTCCATAGTAGCATCAGGTATAGACATTGCTGCTGTACCTTTTAATTTAACTTTATTAAATGGGTCTATAACTAAACATTTAATTCCTTTACGCTTAACTAATTCAGCACCTTTTTTAAGCACTGCTTCAAGATCATAGCGCTCAGACTCTATAAAGTAAAAGTTATCATTTACTACATTCCAGCAATCTTTCCATTTATCACTACCTAAGTCTTCTTGCTTAGGCATCCAGCCGCCAATTTTTCTTATTAGCTTATGGGTATGTAAAAATGTTGGTTTGTTTTCCGGTGAAGCAAAAGCTGTTTTCCAACCATATTTCATTTGGTATCCAACTGCCATTCTATCAACAAAGTCAGACTTACCACTACTAGGCACTCCTGTGACAGTAATAAACTGTCCGGTGTAAGTACTAAATATGCTGTCAAAGTTATCAAGACCGACTTGAAAACCCGGCTTAAAGCCTTCGTGTATGAATTCTTCCAGTTCATCATTTATGTCATTTACGGTTACTACATTTTCAAGAGGTACGGCTTTTGCATTATGTATAGCATCCAAAAGAGCGTTACGCCCGTCAGCCATAAGAACACCATTAGCATCCTTATGAATATTGAAATCTGCCATCCAGCATACTTCCGCCCCAAACCTACGTATAAGTTCTTGTTGTAGGTTTTGACCAGCTTCATCACTGTCTGTAGCGAGTATGATTTTTGATTTATCTTCAAAATATTCGATACAGTTATCAAGGTAATCAAGGTTGAGCCTATTAAGAGTAGCTCCGTTTGGTACTGATACAACGTTTTTAATTCCAACTTCATAAAGAGATAAGGCATCCATCTCTCCTTCAACAATAACACACCAGTCGTGACCAATGATATTATTGATATTATAAAATACTTTTTCTGCGCCTTTAACAAGTTTGAAATTCTTTCTGCCATCTCTATATTTAGTATTAATTAATTGTTCATTAATAAAATAATTAAATTGTATGGTATTAACTTCTTTAGAAACTTGAGGCATCCACTCAGAACCCTCACTGACTTTCATATCAGCAAGGGTCTTTTGTGAAATACCACGTTCTTCAAACCATTTAACAGCGCCGGTACTTAAGCTAGTATTATTTTTCCACTCGGGTAAAACATACTCTTTATCAGCACCACCTTTACGTTTAAACGTGTGTAGCTGAAAGACTTCATCACAATTCATACAGGTGCCGAGACCACGTTCCCAATCATACATAGCGCATTTAGCTTTGCGATTTTCAGGTTTTCTATCAACTGAACACTTAGGACATATGCCCTCTTTCTTTCCAGCTTCAAGATCGTGTTGATTGAACGTGTCAATCACAAATCCATTGATCTCATCTGTTATCATATATCTTCTGTTTAAAGAGTTGTGTTAGTCTTCTATCAGTGTAACATTTCCGTTTTTATCTACGACTCTTGTTACATATTGTCCACTATCCATTAAAATGGTAGATCTGGTTCAGAAGCAGACTGAGGGGCGTTTTGTTGTTGCTGAGGTTCACCATCTCTAGGAGCAGGTGCTACATTAGATCCGTTAGACCATACAACTTTTACATTACCTAAAAATGATTTAGGTGCCTTAGCGTCTCGCTCTTCTTTAGTTTGTTCAGTTTGTATATAACCTGAATCTCCAAACTGTCCTAGCTCGTCATTTAGAACTATTGTAATAGGGTAGTATTTACCTTTTTTACCTTCATAAATCTTTGATTTATCTACTTTAGTTAAATCGATGTTAGCTGATATAATACTTGCCATTAGTAAGTTGTTAGGTTGTTAAACATTGTACGCATTTGTTTCTTCGTAGCTCCAGTAGATCTACGTAAATTATCTACAGCTTTAACGTGTGATTGATTGCTGTAAAAATTGTTCATACTTGTGGTTACTCCTGTAACGTCACAAGTTCTTTTTCTTGTTCTTGCCATAAAATTAAATTAGATTAGTATTAAAGTGTTTTCGAAATATAATGTTGGCTAAAATCGCCATCGCCATTAACAAAGTAGTCTTCATAGACTTGTACTGCACTTGATACTTTATTCATACCCGATTGAATAAACTTATCACTGCAATCAAACAAACCTAACTGATGAGTCTTCTTGTCAATAACTATAAAAACTAAATCGTAACCAAACATTTTTGAATAAATATATGCTTGACTATCGTAATTAAAACGATAAGCGGAATTAGTAAATTTATTAATGTCACCTGTTGTTTTTAAATCTATAACCAGTTGGTGAGTATGGTTAACGATATCAGCCTTACCTTTCCACGTCATGCCCTCAAGTTCTACTAAGCCAGGTACTTCATACTCAACGTTACCTTCTTGTATAAGATCTTGAAACAATTCATTCTCTAATACAATTTCTCGCATTAACTGTATATCGTCCGCTTCTTTTTCTAAAAGACAGATGTCGCTACCTGCAATTTCTTTGTAAACTTTTGTGTTACGTGTTGATGCCTTAACTATCTTGTACTTGTCAAGCTTATGAGGCTCGAGGATGCATGTGTGAAAGTAACCTCCAATAATCATAGGTGTTGTAGGAGGCGACTGCTTCTTGAAATCAAGAGGATTATTTAACAACGCCATGATGTCACTGTTACTTAAATAGGTTTTACCGAATTCTCCATAATAATGATCATCATCACGTAGCTTATCTAATATCTCTTGTTTATCCATTCTTTAATTTATTTAATATATCAGCACTCATTAAGTATGTTTGCTGTAATGTTTCTATTTTACCACCATTAGCTAAAAACTTTTTAGCTTTGTCAATGTTAGCATCAGTAATTTCTGGTTTTGTTTTTGCAAAAGCATTATTGCTTCCTGCTATTGTTTTATTGATAGCACCTTTACCGTGACTATTAGTAGCATCCGCATCTGCAGTGTCATCAATTAATAGTAAATTTCCCAAAGCATATTTCTTGCCGTAAGAAGAAGCACTACCGAATTTCTGTGCCATTTGCATACCCTTTTGATCAAAATCAACTCCTACTATTGCGGCAGCAACTTCGTGCTCTCCACTCTCAGTACATACAATAGCAGCGGACGATTGCAGAACTCCATCTCCTAGCCATGTTTCGTTGACAGTGAAGTAAACATTGTACTCAATGTTATAAGGTTTCAATGCTTCCAGTATATCTTCCGCAGAACGAAAATTATACTTACCAAAGTTATTAAAACGAGACTTCTTCGCTTTAAACTTTGATTGGATTAAACTTAATTTTTCTTTTATATTCATATGGTATTTAATTTGTGCCAATCCTTATTGGCGAGTTTAATTGTTCTTGTACCGTAAGACTTTGTTTTAGTATTATAGTACGAATTGTGATAGTCTTCTTCAACCTTTATGTTTAAGGTTTTAATGTCCGAAGGACTATCTTTAGGTTCAATGTTATAGTAACCTAAGCTCTCAGTTGTGTTGGTTGCATCGCCTCTATCTATAGAGTCATCTTCGATGTCGTAGTCTACATTTGTATGTGTATTCATAAGTATTTAGTTATAATATATATTACATAAAAAAAGGAAAAAGTATACTAATTCTCCAAGTATTTTTCAATTATTTCTTTAACATGTGGTTGTGCCATTTTTTTCAAAGCTATTGCTTTAATTTTTTTAACCCATATATCAGATCTATGAAAGCGTTCAGCTATTTTACTAACAGATGCACGTTTATCATAAGGCTCATCTATACCAAAATAAGCACATAAAACTTGCTTCTCTTGGTTCTTTAATTCATTGTCCATAACTTGATGCAAGAAATCGTTTAGTAGTTCTTGATCGTAGCTATAAGGTTCATCGGCAACGTCTAAATAATACTGATTAAAAAATGATGAAAATGTTTGTGTTAAAAAAATATCTGTTTGATAGTTATTATCGTATTTACCGCCGTGTGCGTCCCCGTGTGGGCTTGTAGTGTAATAAGCCTCAGGAATCCTAATAGTGTCTCTATCACGAGCTATGGCTCTTCTAATTCCGTTCTTGATGTTCAATTTTAAATAGTTTGTAATTATACCGGGTTTTTCTTCTTCTGTTCTAGAATTTATAAGTTCCCAATCTAACTTATTCCATGCTTTATAAAAAGACACATAACCTTCCTGAATTAAATCAGTAAGGTCAAGTACCCCTATCCTCGGATAAGATCTTTCAAATATGTTTGCTAATGACTTAGGCCACTCTATATAAGGTGCCTTTATCGCATCAATTCTTTCATATATATTAAGACTTCTCAAATGCTGTTTGTATGTTGAATGGCTGTACCACTTCATATATCTAATATTTTTAATCTTCTACTGTATTTTTTAATAAGCTTTGCCTTTTCTTTTAAAAGCTTAATAGGTATTCTGTTCTTTTGTGTACCGATTAATACTTCATCAATAACTTCAGATCTTAATTCCATTATTCTACGAAAAAGATAAGACTTATGATCTCGTTTTCGAGTGCAATAAAGTTTTTGGTTTCCTATTTTTATTATCATTTTTTCTAAATTTTTTAATAGTATTACTTACTTTTTCATTACTTGATATAGTATGGTTGTATATTTTATAGCTCATTAGATTGTTTTAAAATGTGATTAATAACTTGTTTATGGTCACCCGTTAAAGATACTATATCGCCTTGAGTACCAGTGTACTGCAATGTGTATAGCATCTTAGGTTGGGTGGATTCTGTATAGTTGTATTTATTTCCTGCCATTATTTATAGTGGTAATCTAATATTTTATGGCCAGCGTCATCGCTTAGTTCGTTGTTTAGTATCATTTGGAAAATAAGTTTTCGCATAATTCTTGTTGGCTTTTAGTTATTTTGTTAGATGCTTCAGTTTTATCCATGAAGTAAGCATCGTCTACTTCATCAAGTTGCAAGTTAGAAAGCGGAATATATTCTTTTTCCAAACCAATTTGATTTAAACTATCAATCATAACTTTGTGACAATAAACAATTTTATTGTATTTATGAGTGTTAACTTTAAACGTAAAGAATTCAGATGTATCAATTAATTCTTGTGGGATAGTTATACCAAATTCTTCTTGAGTTTCTCGCATTGCAGCTTGTAGTATTGATTCTCCTTTGTCTATTAAACCTTTTGGTATTCCATACCCTTCGTTTAGCTTTCTACCTCGTTGATGTCCTAGCAATAGCTTATTATTATATATTATTGCAAGGCCTGCGGATTCTAATTGTTCTTTGTTTTTCATTTCTTTTCTTTATTACATCTAGCACAGAATGAAAGGTAGCCAGCGTTTAGTGCTCCACACCCACAATTCCATGCACTATCTACTAGTGAATTATTCATATTATTTAGTTAAATCATATAAATCCCAATGATCAAGATCTGGATACTCCTCATCGGCTTTATCATAACACACTTGACATATTTGGAAAGTGTAGTTGCACATATCATCTATATCTTTAGTGATTTTGCAGGCTTTACATAACATTTTATTATTCATAACTACGCATTGCTTTAGCTCGAGGAAAACGATATGCACCGGATGGTGTACGTTCGAAGAACTCGAATGTTAATGGTTGACCGACATAACTTTCGCGAGCAGACCAGATTAATTGTCGCTGAGGTATAGTTAGTGTAGGCCAAGGTACTTCGACTACTCGATTGTCTGAATCAACACCGAGGAACTTACCAAGACCGCTTTTGAA